CACAAAGAGAAGCTGAGAGAGGAACTAATAAAATTTCAAACCTATTGTAATGAGGAACAAGTATTATATGTATCTGATTTTATTATTGATGAATATCTAAAAACACTTAACACTAAATAACATGGCAAAAAAACGAGTTACAAGAAAACCGAAACAGGAAACCGGAAACGTTTATTCTTATGATGGCAAGGACCTGATACTTACAAAAACCAAAAGCTTGGGCTGTGATGGCTGTTACTTCGACCGTGCCGGGCGCTGCCTGGTAGGTGATGAAAGTATGAAGAATGAATTTGACTGCACAATAAATGCAGGTGATGAAATATTCATTGAAGTATGACAATTCAGGATCTTCGCCAGTTCAAAAACATTCATGGCCGGCTTGTTTTCAAAAACAAATTAGGCTTTGACTGCACGCTTTACGGGTATGTCCGGGAGGTAACACAGGATTATATAGTTTGGCAGGATAATGAGATGCCGGATAAGTTTAAGATAAGAAATGTTATCAGTTTCATGCCATTTACAATACCAACATTGAAGCAATGTTTATAAAATAATGCCAGACGGAAGTAATATACTGCAAAAATGTTTTATCTTAGTTGCTGAAAAACATTATAAGCTATGCCAGCAACAACTAAACCTTCCGACTTCCGCAATCCTGAACAATACTGGGATCTGTTATTTGACCTTACCCTGGCTTACATGAAAAGCCCGGAGTTCTCAACACTCAGCGACGAGCAAAGGAGAAACTGCGCTGATATAATCTACGAAATAAAAATGATACTTTGCGACGGAAAGGAATAACATGAAAATAGCGGGTACGTTCTTTACATGCCGGACTTCAAAACATCATGCCCGCTATTTTTAATAAGACAATGAACAAAAAACATAAAGATATTAAACCTTCAGCACTTGATGTGACTTTTGAAAAGCTGCTTTTCAGAATGCAGCAGCGCGAAATATTAAACCACATACCGGTAAAGACAAAAATCATTAATGGCCGGTTAACCTTTTTAACGACATTTTTAGAGCTTTGTAATTAGCTTTTCTGGTTTCATTCTTTCATTTTTTCAGGGTAAAGTTGAAAAATTATGAAACATTCATTTGTAAATACTGTCAAAATACAGTAAGTTGCAAGTTTTTAAGGCACTTGCTATACATTTTTTAAGCATGGAGAATTATGAACTAATTATCACAGCGCCTCCCAGGCAAAAGAACGGATGCTTTCCCAAAGGACATAAACCATTAAATAAAGGCTTGCCAATGGATAAATGGATGGATGGGCGAAAGAAACGCAGGATATTGAAATATCTTGAGATAGGCCGCAAACTTGGCAATCCTCCAATGGCCGGATGGAATAAGAAAGCAGTTGTCGGAATTAAAGACGGCAAGTTATTTCCATTTCACAGCATGACAGAAGCAGCAAATATCCTTCGGGCAAAAGGAATAAAGATTTCCGCAAGAAATATCAGCTCTGTTTGCATGTGTAAGAATGTGATAAATGGAAAGTATAGCTACGTAAGAAAGAACGCCGGTGGCTTCCGGTGGTTTTATGCGGATGAAGTTGAAAAGTACCAAAGTTTATTGAACTAAATGGTAATAGCAAGGCGAAAGAAAATATCAGTAAGAAAGGAAAGGACGGATAAATTAACCGGCCTTACAATGAAGGAAAAGATATTTTGCGAAAACTATATTTATGACTGGAACGCAACACGTTCATATTTAACAGCATATCCAACAATAATAAATCATAATTCAGCGGGAGTATTAGCACATAGGCTGTTAAGAAAGGTTAAAGTTCAGAAGTATATTGAACAAATTCAGGATAATTTAGAGAAAACAGCAGGGATAAGCCGTATGAAAATTCTAAATGAACACATGAAGCTTGCCTTTTCTTCCATTGCTGATATGCATAACACATGGATTAAGCGCAAAGACTTTGAATCATTAACGAACGACCAGAGGGCTTGCATTGCTGAAATTGACACGAAGGTTAAGACAGAATATGAGTATAATTCTGAAACCAAAGAGAAAGAACCTATCGTAGTCGAATATATCAGGATAAAGCTTTATGACAAACAAAAGGCGCTCGACAGTATTTCAAAGATGCTTGGTTATGATGCCCCGGTTAAAACCGAACTGACAGGGAAGGACGGGAAGCCTTTAATACCTCCGGCAAGAATACTAACAAAGAAAGAAGCAAAAGAATTGCTTAACAAGCTTGAGGATGAATACTAATACCGACATACGGGATATTGATATTCAAAAAACGTGGTGCCTGATGAACCCGCTGAACTTCACGCGGTATTTTTTTAAAGCACGGTTTAACAGGAAGTTTATTATCGGGGAGCATCACAGGAAGATTGCGGCAGTCTTGAATGATGTTCTAAGTGGCAGGCTAAAAAAGGTTATTATCAACATTGCCCCTCGATATGGGAAAACTGAATTAGCAGTTAAGAATTTTATTGCGATGGGGCTGGCGCTTAATCCTAAAGCAAAATTCATTCACCTCTCATATTCTGATGATTTAGTACTGGATAACTCCAGCGAGATACAAAACATATTACTTCAGCAGGAATACCAGCAGTTATTTGAAGCGCTACCAACGTCAAGTAATTCAAAGAAATGGTACACAAAGGAAGGCGGCGGCCTTTATGCTGTCAGTTCTGCCGGACAGGTTACAGGCTTTGGTGCTGGATTAGTTGACAGGGATGAAGAAGAACAACAGGAAAAAGATATTGACGAATTTACTCCGGTTATAAATACTGAAGAATTTGGCGGCGCCATTATTATTGACGACCCGATAAAGCCTGATGACGCTCTTTCTCCTGTTATCCGCGAAAAAGTAAATAACAAATTTGATACAACCATACGAAACAGGGTGAACAGCCGGAATACTCCGATAATTATCATAATGCAGCGAGTACATGAAGAAGATCTTTGCGGGTTCCTTTTAAGCAATGAACCCGGTGAGTGGACTGTATTATCACTTCCCTGTATTTATGAAGAAAGCGGCGAAGAAAAAGCGCTATGGCCATTTAAACACACCTTAGCTGAACTTAAAAAACTCAGAGAAATCAATTCATTTGTTTTCGACACTCAGTACATGCAAGAACCCAAACCAATAAAAGGGTTAATGTATGAACAGGGATTCAAAGAATATGAACTTATACCGGCCGGGCAAAAGATACGCAAAGCATATACCGACACAGCAGACGAAGGCGAAGACTATCTATGCTCCATTGTGTATGATGAAATGCCGCACGCTATTTATATCATTGACGTTCTTTACACTCAGAAGCCGATGGAGTTTACCGAACCGGCAACAGCACAGCAATTCACAAAACATAAAGTCGTAAACGCGCTTATTGAATCTAATAATGGAGGCCGGGGCTTTGCCAGAGCAGTAGAGAAGCAGTGCCGGGAAATGGGGAATAATATCACAAAGATAAAATGGTTTCACCAAAGCGAAAATAAAGCAGTAAGAATTTTCACACAGTCGGCAGCAGTTCAGAATTTATGTCTTATGCCAAAGGGATGGGATAAGATTTGGCCTTCATTTTATAAGTCACTTACAAGCTATATGAAAGTAGGCAAGAACGACCATGATGACGCGGAAGATACACTAACCGGCATTATTGAAAACAAGAAAAAAGTATCAATGAATATTCAGCAATTATCAGAAATGTTACCATAATACCACAATCAAATGAACATCGCAAATGCCCTCGAAATAATCACAAAGCAATCCTTCAAAGAGATTGAAATGCTTTTTAAAGCGAATGTCCCTGCCTTCGACATGACACAGACGGAGGCAATAAAGCAATTTAAAGTATCTGAACATGATATATTCGATGAAGATTACCGGCCAAAGAAGAAGATTGTTAAAGGAACCGGTGACACAAATAGCGCCGGGACAGAAACAACCAGCACAGAATATATTGATCCGGCCAGAATAGGAATGAGCTTTCAGCAGCTTATTGTTAATCGCCGGGTGGGATTCATGCTTAACATTCCGGTAGAGATTAACCCGGTATTTCAAACCGAAAGCGAAAAAGAAAAGGCACTTGTTAAGGCCGTCGAGCGTATCCTTTCAGATAATAAGATGGATTACAAGAATAAAGAGATAGCACGGCGCCTGATGAGCGAAATGGAGGTAGCTGAAGCATGGTACCTGGTTGAGACAAAAAAGCAGAAACCAAAATACACGCTCAAATGTAATATCTGGTCACCAGACTTAGGAGATAGCCTGTACCCGTTATTCGATTCAACAGGAGACATGATAGCCTTCGCCAGAGGGTACAAGCTCAAAGAGGATGACAAGGATGTGGAACATTTCGACGTTTACACAACAGACTATGAATACAAGTACGTTAACCGCGATAATGTCTGGGCGCTGGACGCGGAAGCCGAAGCAGTGACAGCAGAGGGGCCAAAGAAGGTTAACCCGATACCAAACACGGTAGGTAAGATAATGATTGTTTACCACAGCCAGAAAGCGCCGGAGTGGGCAGACCAGGAAAGCATGATAAAACGGTATGAAGATTCAGTCTCAAACCATGCCGACATGAATGATTACTTCGGCTCGCCTATCCTTGCCGTCGTTGGTGAGATACTTGGATTCGCACAAAAAGGGGAGCAGGGCAAGATATTACAGCTCGCAGAAAATGCCAAAGCGAACTACCTGGCACTGAACAGCCCGCCGGAAAGTATTAAGATGGAGCAGGAGAATTTGAAGGACCTGATATATACACTGAGCCAGACGCCTGACATTTCATTCAGTGCAATGAAAGGCATGGGAACAATAGCACAGTTTACAATGAAAGCCTTCTTCATGGATGCGCACCTTGCCGTTTCAAAGAAAGAAGAAATATTTGGTATTGGGTTACAACGCCGTTTCAATCTTCTGAAAGCAGCAATAGGAAAAGTTATTGACACTTCACTTGAATCCGAAAGCGAAACAGTGCAGTTGGTCCCGGTTATTACCCCGTACCTTCCGCAAAACGACACAGAGAAAATAGAAAACCTCACCGTTGCAAAGACAAGCGGCATATTATCAGCAGAGACAGCCGTTGAAAGCAACCCGCTGGTTGAAGATCCCGAAACAGAGATGGAGCGACTGAAAAACGACAAGACAAACGAAATGGCAGGACTGGAATGATAAAGATTGAAAGAACGCAGCACAGTGAAACATTCTGGAAGGATAACGGAGCCTGGGACGCTGAACGGCACTATGAATACAGGGTTAAAGTATTCGGTGTGACAATGTACAGGAAGGTTGAAGATTACAAGTTAACACCCAGGAAAATCACAAAGAACGATCACTTAATAGGATTTAAAAACGGCAAATAAATGGCAGAAGTACTTTTCATTACCCCGGACAAAAACGATCCTACAGCCTATTACCGCGCTTCAGGTATTGCACACGACTTACAGCGAAGAAGCGGCCACAGGATAGATGTCCTGAACATGGATCAAATTACTTTCTCCTGGCAGGTTGTTTCAAACTATGACCTCATAATGCTTCAGCGACCATTTACCGACCTGGCATCAAACATTATCCTTTATGCAAAGGATATGAACAAACCGGTATGGGTTGACTATGATGATAACCTGTTTGTTCTGAATCCTGAAAACCGGGCGCACCAGGTTTATAGTAATCCAGGCGTTCAGGATACAGTGAAGAACTGCCTGAAAAATGCTGATGCCGTGACTGTACCAACAGAATACCTGAAGCAGTGTTATCTTGCATACAACCGCAATATTCATGTTATTCCGAATGCTTTTAATGATGACATATTCCGTAAGCGTGAATTGAAAAAGCGTGAAAAGCGTGTACTTTGGCGCGGCCCTGATGCTCACATTTACGACCTGATGACATACGGCAAAGAGATAAACCGGGCAACAAAGGACTTTCCCGGGCATCAGTTTTTATTCATGGGTTACTATCCCTGGTTCCTTGCCGATACCGAAAATAAAGGATTCATACCGGGCCTTGACATTATCCAATATTTCAAAAGGATAGCTGAACTTGCACCTGAAGTGTTTCATATACCACTACACGATAACACGTTTAACCGCTGCCGCTCAAATATCGGTTTTCTGGAGGGAAGTTGGGCCGGAGCCGCATGTGTTGTGCCAGGATGGTGGAACGTGCCGGGTGCATTATCTTACAACAATCCGCAGGAATACTATGACGCAATCCGCAGCCTTATAACAGGTGAAGTGAACGCAGAAGCACAAAATAAGATAGCATGGGATTACATAACAGATTACCTGATGCTCAGCAGGATAAACAAGCACAGGGCAGAACTTATAAATTTTTTGGTCAATTAATCTGTTAAAAAGCAGTAAAGTGTTGTAAAATGTCAGTAATTAATTTACCTTTGTAGAGCTTATAACTACACCGATGAATCACAAAGACATTAATCCAGCCCCAAAGACAAGTGAATCACGTCACGCCGATGTAGATTATAAGCCGTTTGTCGGAGGGGCTTTTAATATACTGAAATGAAGTTTAGTATTATCCTCCCATCCCTCTTAGCTGATTTTCCGGGTACAGCCACAAAGAAAGAACAGAAGCTCGTGCGGGCAATTCAGAGCGTACTAAATCAATCCTTCACAGACTTTGAACTGATTGTCGTGGCAGACGGATGCAACGCCACAGTTTTCATTGTAAACAGGATGTTCAAAGACGACAAGCGGGTAACACTTGCGGCAGTAGAGCGCAATGGTCTATGGAGCAATAAAGCACGTAATACCGGGATAGCCATTGCCGCAGGCGAGTATATCATTTACCTTGACAACGACGACCAGTACGGCCCGAACCACCTGAAAACATTTGCAGATAATCTTAACGGTGAAGATTGGGTATATAGTAATGACTGGATAATGCACAACGGCACATGGATTGAGCGCACAACCGATGTAGCACAGTACGGGCGCTGCGGCACGTCGAACCTTTGCCATGCTGCCAGACTTGGACTGACATGGGATAAGCCAGGATACGGGCATGACTATCATTTCATTCAGCAGCTTCGGAAGTTTGAGAATAACCGGCACATTGCGACGGCTCAATACCATGTTTGTCACATTAACGGGGCATATGAGATATGAAAGTACTTATTGCTTGTGAAGAAAGTCAGGCTGTTTGTATTGCATTCAGAAATAAAGGACATGAAGCATATAGTTGTGATATATATAATTGTTAAATAATTCTTGTATGTCATATATTTTATTTATCTTTACAATAAAAAAATACAATGTTTAAAATAAAGTATCCTATAATTGACGGCAAGAAGGAGTGTAGTAATTGTGGATTAATTAAATCAATTACAGAATTTTATAGATATAAGAATTATTATCGTTCTTATTGTAAAGAATGCGCTTATAAACATACTCAGAAAAGAAGAAATAATCCCGAAAAGAGAGAAATAGATAATAAAAGATTAAGGGAGGATTACTATAAAAGACCTGAAGTAAGGAAGAAAAAATTGGCTTCTTATAAACAAAGATTGTTAAAGATAAAGAGAGATGCCGTAGATTATAAGGGAGGTAAATGTCAAATTTGTGGTTATGATAAATGTTTAACGGCATTGGAATTTCATCATATTGATCCAACAAAAAAAGATAAATATTTAAATTCAAGAGGAATAGATAGAAGAAAATCACTAAATACATTAAAACCAGAATTAGATAAATGTATCTTAGTTTGTTGTCGTTGCCATAGGGAAATACATGAAAATATTATAAAATTATGAATGTGCTCATAGCCTGCGAGGAATCTGGTATTGTTACTGAAGAATTTAGAAAACGGGGTCATAATGCTTATTCGTGTGATCTTTTGCCAACTTCAGGAAACCATCCTGAATGGCATATACAGGGAGATGTTTTGAAGCATTTAAACGATGGCTGGGATATGATGATAGCTTTTCCTCCATGTACTTTTTTATGTGTTACGGGGAATAAATGGTTTAAACCAGAATATAAGGAAAGATTTCCTAATAGAAACAATGATCGTGATAGTGCAATTAATTTTTTTATATCACTTTATAATGCCCCTATTGAGAAAATTGCTATTGAGAATCCAATTGGAATTATGAGTACAATATTAAGAAAGCCCGATCAAATCATTCAACCCTGGCAATTTGGCGATCCGCATTTAAAGAAAACTTGCTTATGGTTAAAAGAATTACCCCCTTTACTTTATACTCAAATAGTACAACCTGAGTACGTAATTTACAAATCAAAAACAAAAAAAGAAGGACAATCAAAATATCCTATTGCATGGGCAGGTAAGATAAAAGAAACAAAAATGCCAATGCTATGGAAAATGGGGCCAAATGAAGATAGGCAAAGATTAAGAAGCAAAACATTTCCCGGAATCGCAAACGCAATGGCAGAACAATGGGGATAAAATAGAATGATATGAAGTGCTTAATAATTAACTACAATCGCGTAACACTTCCCGTAAACCTTGCTTTTTGGGCCTACACCAACGGCCTTGAACCGATAATAATTGATAACAACAGCGACTATATCCCGCTTCTGGAATACTATGCTCAGCGCTGCCCGTTTCAGGTTATTCGCATGCCGGAGAACTACGGGGCGCATGTTATATGGAAACAGAACGTTTTACAGCGACTTGGCATAACAGGCAAGTACATTGTCACAGATCCCGACCTGGACTGTTCAAATATCCCTGATGACTTTCTTTCTGTTCTGGAAGAGGGACTAAGAAGATACCCGCAATTTGATAAGTGCGGTTTTTCTCTTGAGACAAAAGGCGCAACCAGCCAGGGAACAATAGAATGGGAATCACAGTTCTGGAAATACCCGCTTGATGAAAGGTATTTTAACGCGGCAATTGATACCACGTTCGCACTTTACAAAACGCATGAGTTCAGCTATAAGGGAATAAGAACCAATAGGCCATACACAGCTATTCATGTACCCTGGACTTATACCCATGTAAAGGAACTGCCGGAAGACGAACAACACTATTACCGCACGCAGAATGAAGATACAGCAAGCCATACACACGTAAAGAAGGATTAATAATATTAAAATAAATATGCTTTTTACTTTCAAAAATGCAAAACGCTCATCGTACGAATTTAATAAAATAAAGAAATGAATATCGGTGTGGTAATGACATATTACAACAGGCAACCGCAACTAATTAACACCCTTGCAAGCTTCCGGCAATACAATCCGCAGGACTTCTTTGTTGTGATTGTTGACGACGGTTCGCCTGAAGATATAAAGCTACCCGAAAGGATGCCGTTTAAGGTTTTCATTATCAAAATGAAAGATAAAAGCTGGACACAGGGCGATCCGGCTTATAATACCGGATTTGCCTATGCATTAAAACAGAACCCTGATATTATCATTATTCAGAATGCAGAATGCTTGCATTTTGGTAATATACTTGGAACAGCAAAGAAATACCTTACCAATGAGAACTATATAAGTTTTGGTTGCTATTCTCAAGGACAGGGCGAAGTTCCGGGATCAGTAATAAACAACAAGGGCGCAACATTTGACGGTGAAAGCGCATGGTATAATCATCCTGTTTACAGGCCGAAGCCGTATCACTTCTGCAGTGCAATAAAAGCTGAGAATTTAAAGAAGCTTAACGGCTTTGATGAACGTCTGAGCTTCGGTGCCGGTTTTGATGATGACTATTTCCTGCACCAGATAAGGATGCTCGGACTTGAAATATTGATGACAACAGATCCGATAGTCATTCACCAATGGCACAGTCATAATCCTTATAAGGGTAATGACGAAAGAGAACTACTAAATAAGAATTTTCTAATTTACCAGCAGCTTATCCAGGAAAAGTCATTCAGGGCAAAACATGTAATAACCGAAGACCTGTCAAATCCTGAAGATAACTTAACCGATATAGACTTTATACAGGGGCATAAGTTTCACGAAATAGCTACATGGACCTTCACGCCGAAGGATATGGCGCCGCATGATTACTACGGTTATCCTAATACGCTCAATATTGATCATTTAAAAGACGGGGACATTATTTACACTCAGGGATTTATTCACTATAAAAAACAATTGCTCGATATTATCAGAAACCGCGCAAATGTTATTATAGTTAGCCATAATTGCGACAACGGCGTTTATGATTATTTTGACATACCGGATAATGTAATAAGATGGTTCGCTCAGAATGTAGAAACACATCATCCTAAAGTTGAATCCCTGCCAGCCGGCATAGAGAATGACATAAACAATGCTGATATTTTCAAAAAGAGAAAGATACTTGCCAAATCAAAAGAACCAAAGAATATCAGGAATCTTGTTTATATGGATCACAGGATATGGACAAATCCTGAACACCGTAAACGACCATATGAAGTGCTCGCCAATAAATCATGGGTAACATGCAAAACAGATGAAGATAACGTGCCTTTTGATGAGTATATTGACAATGTTCATAATCATAAGTTTGCCATTTGTCCGCGCGGCAACGGCATAAGTACTTACCGGCCCTGGGAAGCAATGTATGTCGGCACTATTCCCATTGTGATAAGAAACATTAATAACAGATTTTATACAGAATTACCTATCTGTTTTGTTGATGATTGGGAAGAAGTAACGGAAGATTTTCTTAACAAAGAAATGGCAGGTAGCGGGCAACGCTTCATAAATGAGGGTTACAAAGTTCCCAAGCCTTTTATTAAAGTCAGGGGTAAGATGATAATTGAGTATGTCTGTGATATGTTTGACAGGGCTAATGATGAGTTTACTTTTATATGCAACAAATCACATAACAAAAATATTCTTTCAGGCATAGTAAATAATTACACTATTCGGGCAATAGATGAACATAAATACGGTCCTGTCTATACTGTCTTTCACGGGGCTATCAACTCTATCAAGAAGGAAGAACCTATTACAATCGCATATTGCGACACTCCCGTTCTATGGGATTATGATTTGTTCAAGAGGAAAGTTCTCAATGTTGATGGGTGTATTCTCAGTCATACAGGCTTCCATCCGCACAGCCTTGCACCTACATTAATGGCATATTCTAAAACAGACAATGGCAGGGTGCTTGAAATAAAAGAGAAAGCCTGCTATACGGATAATCATTTCAAAGAACACGCATCATCAGGTTTATACTATTTCCGAAAAGGTGAATATGTACATAATTATTTCGCTGAAGCATTAAATACTGATTTGACTTATAACGGGGAATATTATATCACGTTAGTTTATAATCTTCTCATCCGGGATGGGTTGACAGTTTATTCGCTGCTTACCGATTATGTCATGTCATTAGGCACGCCTGCCGATGTCAGGAACTTTGAAGCATGGCAGACAATACTTGAAGGCGGTCAAGTTACCAATGAAGAAGATTTAATAAAATGTTATAGATATTGGAAGGATGCTAATAATTTCACACAGAGGTAATATCAACGGGCCATCAGAAGACGAAAACACCCCGGATAAGATAACAGAAGCTATTCGCCGGGGATTTGATGTTGAAGTTGATGTCTGGGTAACTAACGAAGGGTTCTGCCTCGGACATGATGAACCAATGTTTAAAGTTGATTACAGCTTTCTTCTGAATCCCGGGATATGGATACATTGTAAAAATGAACGGGCATTAATTGAATTATTCCCAAATGAGAAACTAAATGTTTTCTGCCATAAAGAGGGTATTGCCATTACATCGCGCGGTTATTTATTTACAGCGCCAGGACTGCCGCTAATGTCTAAATCTATTGCTGTCATGCCTGAACTAACACAGGATTGGAATATAAAAGCAGCTTACGCAGTTTGCACTGATTATCCTTTTAAATATTCTAAAATATGAAAAAAGACGTTGCTGAAAAAATTGAAACTATTATACAGAAAGTTGTTTCAGAGGTACTAAATGAATCAAAGAACTGCAATAACGCAGAAATACCGGAGCCGGCTGAATACATTGAAACCGATAACATAGGCGAAGTGATTGAAAAGCTTGCGATACTTCACTGCCGAATGTGGCATCTGGAAGACAAAATGATGGAGAACTATGATGACGATTCGGTTCTTGCAGCACTTAAACGTAAAACGGATATATGCTTTAAGCAAAAGCGCCCTATGTATGTTCAGGCAATAAACAGAATGATTGATAAGGCAATCAAGGACGGCAAAAGCGTAATAAGTGATTCTGTAAAACTATACAAAGGTTATGAATAACACGCTTCATATTATTCAGCATTCCGGCCTCGGAGATCATATTCTTTGTAATGGAATTATAAGAACATACGCAGAACAGAATGAAAAACTATTTGTGAATGTTGTACCGTCAACAGCCGATAATGTTCGGTATATGTACCGGGACCTGAACAACATTGAATTTTATGAACTTCATTATCCAAATTACCTTTCATACATAAACAGCAATCCGGCGAACGAATATCTTGTAATCGGATGCACGGGTGAATACTTTAACCTGATTGATATAAAACATTACCGGTCATTTGATCATGGCTTTTATTCAATTGCAAAAGTACCTTACATTGACAGGTGGAATAAGTTTTATTTCAAGCGTGATTTACAAAAGGAAAAAGAAGCATACTACGATAAAATAGGACTTATTGAAGGCGAAGAATATGTCTTCATACATGAAGATCCGTCACGTGGCAGGCTATTAAGGCCAGACCTGTTACCATTAAATTACAGGATAATCAGTGCGCATGATTACAAGAATGTTGGCGTATTTGATTTTATCTATACAATAGAAAAAGCAAAAGAGGTTCATGTAATGGATAGTTGCTTTCTGGCGCTTATCGACAATTTACAATTAAAGCATGAAAAGCTTTTCATACATAACTACGGACGGAATAGAGTTGTTTATCCTACGCCGGTAAAAATGAAATGGCATTTATTTATTGACAGAAATACACCTCAGAATGAAATGTATTATAACAACGACAATTTACTCGCCATCTGAAGCAACTTTGAAATTTTGCGAAAAGAAGGATTGGCATTTTATCATTGTTGGCGATCTCAAAACACCACATGATGAATATATTGAACTCGAAAGAACAAACACAAACGTAAGATATTTAACGCCGGATTACCAGGCTGCAAGATACCCTGAGATAAGCAATTCAATAGGCTGGAATACTATTCAGCGCAGGAACATTGGGCTTATCGAAGCATACAAAACCGGTGCTGAAATAGTTGCTACAGTAGATGATGATAATATTCCTTATGAAACATGGGGCCAGAATATCTATGTGAATAAAACAATTGAAGTCGATTTATTTTCACCAAAGGCAGAGGTATTCGATCCGCTTTCAGTTACAAAACATAATAATCTTTGGCACCGGGGATTTCCTATTGATTTGTTACAGCAAAGAAATGAGATTGAATATAAGGGCAAGATAAAAAGGCGGGTATTAGTACAATCTGATTTATGGGACGGAGATCCTGATATTGATGCACTGGCACGAATCGCATTCAGGCCAAATGTTAGATTTGATGATGTAACACAACCTTTTTGCTCGGATAAGATTTCACCGTTCAATTCACAAAATACATTTTTATCAAGAGAAGTGATTCCGCATTATGCAATGTTGCCTTTTGTGGGGCGCATGGACGACATTTGGGCCTCATACATTCTGCAATTATACTTTCCTCAATCAGTAATTTATTGTCCGGCAACAGTGTTTCAGGATCGCAATAAACAGGATTTAATTGTTAATCTTGAAAAGGAAATGCCATATTACAGAGATACGCTGAAGTTAATTCAAAATCGTAAAGCTTTTGATTGCGTGCTGCCGCAGAAAACGTTGTCATTTTATCATTTATACAGAAAACAATTTGAAAATGCCTGACATTAATTCAGAATATCGCAAAAGGTTCTTAAAACGACAGGCGTTATTTGAACAGCGCTATCGGGACATATTCAACCGGATAGGTGAACAGTTTGCCAGAATGGTAAATAATCCACATGCGAAATTCAGCAAGGCATTCAGGTTCCCGCCGGTTATGATTCGCAGAATGGACGGCATTATTACCGATATGCATGGCGAATTACTGGCAGTTACAGAAGATGAAATTATCCGTTCATGGGATCTCAGCAATGAAAAAAACGACAAGATAGTTGCAAACTACCTGAAGACAATATCAGAGATAAAAGCAGCACATAGCGCAACATATTATATGCCGAACCTGCCAGCACTAAAAGCGTTCATTTCAGGGAATCACGGGACAGAAACATTATCAGATGCCGTCTGGAAGATTGCACGGCAATTCAGGGCAGAAATGGAGGTGCATTTAGGACTTGGAATAATGAACGGCGACAGCGCACAAGTGATAAGCCAGCGAATACGGCAGTATTTACAAAACCCTGATGCACTCTTCCGTCGTGTCCGGGACAAAAGCGGAAAGTTAGTGCCGTCACAAAGAATGCGGGAATATCATCCGGGACAGGGTGTTTATAAGTCAGCTTATAAGAACGCCATGAGAATGGCACGGACAGAAACAAATATGGCTTATCACACTTCAGATAACCTTCGCTGGCAAAATATTGATTTTGTGAAAGGCATCCGCATTGCACTGAGCGGCAGCCATCCACAATATAACTATCCTGAGATTTGCGAAGTTTGCGCAGGCGACTATCCGAAAACCTTTGAATGGCAGGGCTGGCACCCGCATTGTCTTTGCCATGCAACACCAATACTCACAAGCCGCGAAAGCTTTAACAGGTATCTTGACACAGGGATACGTGAAAGGAATAATTATATTACTCTGTATCCGGATTCATTCAAATACTTCGTGAAGGATAACTTTGAACGGTTCAGTAATTACAGCAGTGTGCCGTATTGGTTCAGAGATAATCTGAAAGTAATAACTAATATTTATACCGAAATGCAATGAAAAAACTATTCGCACTTTTAGCACTTGTCTTTATCCTTTCCTGTGAGAAAAGCGAGCCACTGTTTTGTTATGAGTGCAGCACATACTCGAACAATGAATTATTATTCACGACTTCCGGGTGTGGTATGGATGATGAACACCTGCACACCTTACAGGTGGGTATGGAAACAGAAGCATGGATGATTTTAGGAATGGATGCAAGGGTTGAATGTAAAAGAAAATAGATTATATTTGTAACGCACTTATCACCATATTTATTTCAAAGAACGGGAAATCCCCAAGTAAACAATGTAATGAAGCCTCTGACCTCCAATCAGGGGCTTTTTTGTTTATATCTATGTTAATAACTATTATAATTTATAACTTAATTTTTGTTTAATTTTGTTTTGTTAGCGTATGATGTATTGAGATTAAATTAGACTTCAAAGAGCCTCTGACCTCCAATCAGGGGCTTTTTTATTTCCAAAAGTTAATAACCACACTTTCATTGTTGAAAATTAACAGTAACCTGTAAAACATTTGCTGTTAAAAAGCAGTATAATTGCATAATTAAAGATATTTATATCTGAATAGTTTATTATTCTTAATTCTTCTATGAAAGACAAAATTTTTCAATTCCTGAAGACCAATATAGGCAGCTTCGCTGGCGGGATTCCGGATAATTACCTTTTAGGGATTGCTGAAGCATATAGCAAGACAATCACCGAAGAAACGCAAATTGCGACGTCATTAACTGACGGAGCATTAGAATCAATCAAACAGTCCTATACTTTCATTCAGGCTGAATCTGATAAAAAAGCCAAAGCCGAAGTGAAATCATTCAGAGAAAAACATGGACTTGGTGAGGACGGACTTCCTTTAGATAAAAGCAAAGGTGAGGACAGAGATAAACCTAAAACCAAAGACGTGGCAGGAGACGACGGCCAACCTGATCTACTAAGCGCAATCCGCGCAGAAATAGCAGAATTAAAAACAACAATTGAAGAACAGAAGAAGGAAAAAGCAAGAATGTCTCTTACCGAAAAGGTAAAGAGCCATGAAAAGCTGAAAGGGATTCCGGCTTCATTTCTCAATGGACGTAATCTGATTCCTGAATCAGAGGACAAACTGGACCAACTGGCTGCATCCATTGAAGCAGATTATACAGCATTCAAACAGGAGATGGCAGAACAGGGGGTACATATTTCAGTACCGCCAGCAGGCGGCAGTGGCATCAAGGAAGGTGCTGCGCTCGGCAA